GGCGGTCAATGGACGAAGGAAGTCACAGAAGCAGACAGAATCGCGGAACTGGAAGAAGCACTGAATATGCTTTTGAATGGGGTGACGGAATGAAGCCGGAACTGAGGGCAAGGATCATAGCCTTTAACAAAGCCGCCGCAGAGCGGAAAGGCAAGGCTGACGATCTGGATATCATCGTGGCAGCCTTTGCGAAACTGCCGCCCGGTCAGCTCAAAAAGGTGCTGACCGAGGATGTGATTGCTGTGCTGAATAAGCATGGCGCAAATATCGAATAGGAGGTCTACATATGACAGTCAAACAGAAACAGTGCCTGCTGGAATACTTGGGTTACTACGAACCAGAGAACAGCAACAGAATGAACAATGTGGACGGCGTGTGGGGGCCTGCGTCCGAGACTGCGACCCGTAAATTCCAAGGCGATTACGGCTTGGAGGCAGACGGCATCTTCGGCCCCATGACGGAAGCAAAGATCAGGGAAGTGGTTGCCAGTGGCGAGCTGCCCAAGGTCAACTGGGACGAGGTCAAGTATTTCGGCAGAGCGGAATTCCAGTGCAACTGCGGCGGCAAATACTGCGACGGCTTCCCCGCAGAACCCCATCCGCTGCTGGTGAAGGTTGCCGACCGTGTCCGGGAGCATTTCGGCGCGGCGGCGCTTGTCAGTTCCGGTGTCCGCTGTGAGCGGCACAATGCCAATGCGGGCGGAGTTCCGAATAGTCGGCATCTGTATGGCAAGGCTATGGATTTCTGCATCAGCGGCAGAAAGGCGGCTGAGGTGCTGGAATATGTATGGCAGCAGCCGGAGATCAGCTATGCTTACGATATTGACGGAACCTATGTGCATATGGATGTAGAGTGAGGAGGGCGCTGCATGAGTGAAGCAATTCTTGTTGCACTGATCACCGGCGGTCTGTCCCTCGCCGGTGTGGTAGTGACCTGTCTTGCAACCGCCAAAAAGACGGAGAAGGCCGCAGCGGTGGCACAGGCGGTTACCGATACCAAGATCGATGAGCTGACCCGGGAAGTCCGGGCGCACAACAACTTCGCCCAGCGGATGCCGGTGGTGGAGGAGCAGATCAAGGTCATTAACCACCGCATTCAGGATCTGGAAGGCTATCACAAGCCGGCAAACTGACAAGGAGGTATTTATGGACACTTTGAAAAAGAACGCAGCGAATCTACTGAAGGTAAAGACCATTGTTACCATGGCGGTGATCACTGTATTTTCCGTTCTTGCCCTGCGAGGTGAGATCGCAAGCGATAATGTGATGAATGTCGTTATTGCGGTGATTTCCTTCTACTTCGGTACACAGCATGAGAAAGCGGCTTAGATGCCATAAAATACTGGAAAGTTAAGAGCCGCCCCGGTGGGGCGGCTCTTCTTCGTTATTTGGGGTTGTAGATCTCGTAGAGGGCGGTGGCGGCGCTTTCGCTGATGCCGAATTCCTTCCGGAAGGCTTCAACTGTGCGGGCCTTGGTGCCCTTGCCGCCGATGTCCTTTTCTGTTGTGTAGATGCGGTAGGAATCGGAATAATCGTCGTTGCTGTAGCCCAGCGCCAGAATTTCCAGATACTTACCGTAGGCACTTTCGGAAAGGACCTCTTTCAGCACCTGCTGCTGCTCCTTATCGGAAAGCCGGGAATCGGCAGAGGTGACGGCCTGTACCTTTTGCTGCTGGGTGGCGCCATTCTTTCCGGCGGGGGGAAGAATGGAATCCAGAAGCTCTGTGACGAAGGATGCTTTTTCGATGGAAAGACTCATGTATTTCTCTGTGGTTCCTGCGGAGATCTTCCGCAGGATCCCTTCGGCAATATCTCCTTCCAGCTCTGCCATCCACTTGGTGGTGATACCGGGATGGTCGGGGACGACATCGCCCCGGGCACTATCCCGCGCATAGTCATAGGCATAGCGGATGGCTTTTGCCTTGTCTCCGTCGGAAAGGGAAGCATAGACTTCGTGGGAGATCAGATCTTCCACGAGCTGCTTTTGGGTCTGGCCCTGCAGCTTGGCGAGGGATACATATTCGTCAGCAGAAAGGTTATAGTCCTGACCGCTAAAGGTGACGGTTTTATCCGGAGTGGAGGGGTAGACATTGACATCGCTTTGCGCACTGTTCAGCCGGTTCAGCTCTTGGGTCAGTTCCGTGCTGACGCCCTTTTCAATATAGGAGGGGGAGAGCAGATTGTAAAGGCCGTTAAGCCCGACGTTGGGGTTTTCTTCTTCCTCGCCCCATGCGTTGATATAGGGGATCTGGCTAAAGTCCAGACCGGGGGTCTTGGCGGAGGCTTTGCCGAGGGTGCGCTGCAGCCAGTCCGGCAGATCGCTGTCCTTATCCACATAGGTTTGCATGCGGGAAGGCTCAAATGTGCGCTCCAGCTGACCGGCAAGGGTATTGGTAAGACCCTGTGTAAGGTAGCTGAGGGCGGAATTGACTACCATCTGCCCCAGATTATTTTCCGCGTACCGGACATTTTCCAAGGTGTCGTTGACACCCTGAAGCATGGACATTTCCACCATGGGGTCAGCCAGAGAGGTAAGGGCGGATTCTATGTCCTTGACGGAAATATTACCGTCCTGCATAAGCTGCATCAGCTCGGCGCCCATGAGAAGCGGAATGGCCGAGGGAGTGAGGAAGTCAACGGTCAGATTGGTGCCGTCCGGCAGGGTGAGGGCATAGTTCTGCCAGCCGTTCATCGAATCAAAGCTGTCCTTATCTTCGTCCTCATCGGGGCCGGCAGAGAGCATGCCAAGGCTTTGCAGAAGCATGCCCAAGCCGAAAATTCCGGTGCCGGTGAGGGATTTGGCCCAAGAATTGACCACCTGAGTGCCGGTGACATCGGAGCCTTTTCGAAGTGCATTGATACTGGTGACCACCGAATTGATCACGCCGAGGGGACTATATTCCTCTGCGCGGATCAGCACATTGGCGGGGGTCTTGCGGAAGGGCATGACACCCTCGGAGATGGCCTTTACGGCTCCGGGGGTATCCTTACGTCTGCCGATCGTGGAGACCCAGCCGGAAAGCCAGTTGGTATCACGGAAGGTCTGTTCCTGCGCTTCCTGCACGGCATAAAGACGGGCTTCGTCCAGAAGGGCGGTATCCACAGAGGAAAGGTCACTGCCGGTGACACCGTTGGCTTTCAGATAGCCAGCCAGCGCCCGTGCGTAGGCGGAACGGGAAAACACAAGGTCGCCCTGCTCCATGGCCCAGTTGGTCAGTTTGCGGTAGCCTTCCAAGGGTTTGAGCTTGAAAACGGTCTGCTTATCCTTTACGCCCCGGGCGAACTCTGTGGACTCGCTGCGGGAATCGGAATACTTACCGCCGCCGAGGATCATGCTCTCTACTTCGGAAAAATCGGACCGGGCGGCGTTTAGAAGCTCTTTGCTGACGGTCAAAGACTTGGTGCGCCGGAATTTGCCACCGGAGGCCTTGTGGGCAATATTCTCGATGGTGGCAGCTACGGCATTTTTGGCAGAGGACACGGCTTTCATGCCGAGGTTGCCGGTGACATTGCGAACCTGCGTGCGAAGATTGCCAAGCATGTTGACATAGCGCAAGGCTGTCCACTTTTCCATGAAGGTGGAGGGGATCTGATCGGCCACATGCTGCTGGATCTTTTCTATGACGGCATCTCTTTCTTCTTCTGTTTCGGCATTGACATATTCATCCTGCAAGTCCTCATCTATGGTGATCTCAGTGTCCAGGTGCATATCCTCTACCATCTGATCGACACTCTTTTGGATCATATAGAGCCGGTTTTCCGGTGTCAGTGTTTTGAGGATCCGCGCGGCTTGCAGTGCCTGCGCACTGTTCCTTACGGAAAGCTGGTAATCGCTCAGAATATCCAGTGCAGCCTCGAAATCTCCACTGTTGACGGCATTATTATACAGCAATGCGCCGATGGCGGTCAGCTGAGGACTGTTCTTCCCGGCTCTGACGGCTGCTGCCCAGTCTACCTTTGCATCGTCCCATCCCGCTTTTGTGATAACCGCCTCTGCCTCCTGCACAACATCCGTATTTTTCAGCGGAATAAAGGAAAAGCCGCCTTTCATGGTTTCTGCCTCGATCAGCGGCACAAACTCATCTGGTGTCACCTTCGCTTCCATGGCTGTCCTTGCGGAATAGGATACCCGGTCATCTCCTGTTGTGGACTTGGGCAGCTGATCCACCCGCACCGGATTTTCGCCCTCCGGAATTGCGCCGTAATTGTCGATCAGTTCGTACTTGGGAGAAAATCCCTTCTCTGCCGCGCCGACGGCTCCATTTTCCGTGTTGACTTTTTGAGCTTCCGGTGCTATAGTGGGATTAGGAGCGATAGCTGGCCGTGAGATATCCACTGTGTCCGCGTTTGCGGGCCGCGATGTAGAGGATCGGTCTATCGCTCTTGTATTGTAATTAACATCATTGACTCCATCGCCGTTTTCTGTGTTGACAGTTTCGGAATCGTTGGGTATAATAGTATTGGAATCAGGTATCAGGGTCTGCGTCTGGCGATGGCCAGCCTCAGAATTTCCGAAGACGCCTGTTTCTGACGAAGCAGCACCGTTGGATGTGGCAAGAGAGCCGGTTTCGGTCACTCCCCCATCAGCTCGGTCTGCTTCGTTTGTCGTTTCTGACAACTGAAAGACAGAGCCATCCGGCGTTAGAATGCGGTGTACTTTATAATGATTTCCATCCGTCTGCTTTACGACAACGGCCATGTTGCCACGCTTACCGTTGACGACAACAGGTGCAGCGATTGTGACTGTGCGGTAATTACGTCCCTTGTGGTCTGCATGTGAGGAAATTTCAATCCCGCTTTCCAAAACATATGGAATGGCTTCGAAAGAGGCTTCTTCTGCGCTACCGCTGTCGAAGTATTTGAATGCTGCCTTCAGCCGCTTTTTAGCAAAATCGATAATGCCAAATCCTTTACGATCCACTTTATATCCGGTGGGTCGTAATTTTTCTACCACCCAATTTTGCTTTCCTGCTTTGTCCATGCCAGAAAACTCTGCCGGAGCTTGAATCTCAACAGCGGGCTGCATATTGTTCAGCGTATCCTGCTGACTGCGCAGCTGTTCTTTTATGCCGTTGGACTCAATGGTTTCAGTAGAGGATGTGGATTCAGTCGATACTTGCTCCTGCGCCATCTGCTCAATGGCAGTTTTCACCGCATTTCTGCGCTGCGACATGGTCAGTCCGTCCAGCTTTACGCCGGTCTTCTGCACCAGCTGCTGCACAGCCTTGACGCTGTTCAGAATGTCGGTTGCCTGCTTGTTGCTGACGGTGCCGGTCTGCCGGAAGCTTTCCACAGCGGCTCCTACGGGGTCAGCAGGGGCGCCGGTGTTCTTCGCGATCACTTCGTCCACCAGTTCGTTAACATCCAGCTTGCCGGTCTGGGTTGCCTGCTGAGAGGCTGTTCCGTTTTGCGTCTGCGTGGTCTTTCCCTTGGCAATGGTAAGCAGTTCCTGCGCCCGGTCGTAGGCGCTTTGCTTGTCCGATTCGTACTGCTGGGCGGCTTCCGTAAAACGATTCGCGCTGCCCTGCTGTGTCACAGCAGAAGTGCCGGCGGAGGTCATAAAGCCGGAAAGTCCGGATTGCAGTGCCGTCTGTCCTGCCTGCTGGATAAGGTTGCTGTTTGCTGCCTTTACAGCCTCGTTGTAAGGTGTGCCCTGCGCAACCATTTCCGCAATACCCTTGCGGTAGTCGGAATTTTCCCGCAGAATCAGTGCCTCGGCGGCAATGCCCGCAACAAGGTTCAGCTCTTCCGTGGTCAGTTCGATGCCTGCCTGCTTTGCCGCTCCTGTCAAAATGCTCAGGATGCCGGCACCGCTGCCTGCACTTGCCAGATTGTCCAGCAAATTATCAAGGGGCAGCTTTTCCGTCAAGACCTCGATGGCTGCGCTTACAAAGCCGAAGGCGGCTGCCTGCTGTGCGGATGCGCCGTTCAAGGTCGCCTGTCTCACGGCAGAACTGAAGCTTCCCGTAGCTGCCAAGGCAAGGGCTCCCACGCCGCCGGTGGCATAGACGCGGGTCAGATTATCCAACGCGCCCATGCCGGCTGTATATACCGTGGAGGCTACCGCTCCGACGGCTTTCTGGGTCTTTTCGTCCGCGCCATGGATCTCCGCCGTTGCCTGCGCCCAGTCCTTTACATTTTCCGATTCCTTCTGCCGTACCGCCTCGGCGTAGATCATGGGCATTGCGCCGGGTGTGTTGGGGTTGATTCCGGAGAATCGCCCGGAAGACACCCCCGTTACATCCTTTAGTATTTGTCCCAGATAGTCAGAAGCCGCAGTAGCACCGCCGACAATTCCCAGAGGAACAGACAGCAGGGACTCCAGCGGACTGGCGTTTTCCTGCCCTGCCTTTGTTGTAGCAACCTCATCCTCTGCTCCTAGTTTCCACGACATGGACTCCAGAATGTTGCGCACCGTTTCCCGTCCGTACTTCTTGACCAGCCGGTCTTTTGCCGCGGTTGCGCCGGAAAGCAGCGCGGGAAGAGCGCCGGTTGCCGTGCCCCGTCCGGTGTATTTAAGATACCTTTCCAGATCCTTTTTGTCCTCTTCCGGCCACTTTTCATACGAAGCCATATCTTCCAGAATGACGCCCTGATTTTTGGCATTGTCGGCGATCCTTTGCAAATAGTCTACCTCGGCACGGAGCTGCCCTGCCTTTTCGTTGCCCTCCCAATTACCTGTCTGAAAAAGGTTGGAAAGGATGCTACCGATGTAAGCGCCGGCATCGGCTGCAAAATCTCCCGTTCCGCTTGTCTGGATCTTGGGCGGGGTCTTTTTGTATTCATCGGAAGCCTTGTAGCTGTCCATTTCCTTTTGCTTCTGCTGCGCCAACTTTTCCGCTGCCTTTGCGGTGTAGTTCAAGGTTGGATCTTCGCCCTCACTTTTTCGCTTCGCGTCATACGCCGCTTTGTTTTCCGCGTCCATCTGCCCGGTTGCGGAAAGCATATCCAGATAGTCCGTATCAAAAGCAGATTCCAATGCAGACAGCTTAAACCGCTTTTGCTTCGGCTGTTCCGTTTTTACCGGAGCCATAGACTCCGGTCCCAAAACGGCTTCCAGAACAGCCGGCTTGAACTTTTTTGCCATTTCTCGCACCACCTTACTCTATGAAATCTTCAGGATCGTAACCGAAATACTTCAGCATATATTCCGCTTCATTCATAGTAATTCTATTTTTCATTGCATATTCGATAATGGTACCGGGGACCTCGTTTTTCTCTACTTTCATTCCGTCCATAGATTCCAGACTTCTGATCAGGTTCTGCACCGTTGCGCTTTGTCCGGAAATATCCCGTCCGGGCTTTGTTAATTTACCGGGCAGTGCCGGTTTATTGTTAACAAGCTGTTGATAGTAATCCCAAGCCTGCTGCGCGGTGCGGCCGCCGGCGGCACTTGCCGACTGATTGCCCCACATACCGTCTGCTTCCACGCCGAAGTATCTCTGCATTTCCTTGATCTGCTCCGGGGGCAGAGATTCATTGCTGAAATCCGTGCTGTTCTGGAACAGTGGAGCAGTCTGCTGCGGTGTTACAGGCAGCGTGCCCGCTGCCCCCAGAAGGGAGGAGTTGATCAGACCGGAGGGCGGAGTTTCTATTACCGGCTCATCGCCGCCGGTTTCGGAGGCATACATCCGCTGCAAAAGCGCGATCTCTGCATCCGTGAGGCCGTACAGCGCCCCGTAGCGGCTGAAGTCGCCGCCCTGGGCCATCAGCTTGGCTGCCGCCTCCAGCCGCGCCTTTTCCTCTGCGGTGGCTGTGGCCGCTTCCTGTTTCGCCTGCTCGGAATCGTACTTGCCCTGCATGGCTGCTACCTGCTCCGGAGTAATGCCGTAAAGACCCGCAAAACCGGAATAGTTGCCCATGGATGCAAGGATTTCAGCCATGGCAGCCTGCTCTTTCTGCTTCTGCTGGCGTTCGGCTTCGGCTTTCGCCGCTGCCTGCTCTGCAGCTTGCCGGTCGAACTCTGCTTTCAACGACGCGGTCTGGTCGGCGGTCATTCCATAGGCAGTGCCGTGCATGGAAAAGTCACCCGCCGCGCCCAACAGGGATGCGGCTTCCTTTTGCTGCTGCAGGAGCTTGGCTTCCTGCTGCTTTGCTTCTTCATAAAGGGCCTGTGCTTTTTGAAGGTCGTTTTCCGCCTGTGCCTGACGGATGGCAGAATCGAATTCTCTGGCAAGCAGACCCCGTTGCCGCTCAATCTCTGCGTCCGCTTCCTGCTGGGCAGTACGGATGGCGGTTAAGTCGGACTGGAGTTGGTTTTCCCGGGCAAGCCGTGCCTGCGCTTTGGCACCGGAGGTAAGACCTGCGGCTGCGTAATATTCCGCGTCGCTTACGGCGGCTTTCTGGGATTCCACGGCGGTGCGGTTGAGGTTCGCGTCTGCAGCCTTCTGATTCTGCTGCTTTTGGACATCGAGCTGGGAATTGGCTGCGTTATGGTCATTGGTCAGCTGTTCTTTCTGGGATTTCAGCTGCGATTCGTACATCTGCTTGATCATTTCTTCGGAAGTGTTTGCCATTTCTTATCTCCTTTCAAAACAGCCCATAGGGCGTGGGGATGGCTTCGAAGGCTGCCGGGACCTTGCTGCGGATATCCGCGAACACCTGATTGAACCGGGACAAAAACCACATGGAAAGGGACTCATTCTCCGCAGCCAGCAGGTGGGCGGCCAGCGCGTAGGGCAGGACACCCAGCGCGAGACCGTCGTCCAGAGGGACGGTCTGGGTGAAGTCCGGTGTTGAACAGCTTGCGGCGGTCAGCACCGGACAGACAGGACGGCCCGGGGCGCTGTGGTCGCAGGTGTCGGAATAGGGATAGAGCGAGGGCATGACCGCGTTGAGAATGGAAATGGTGCGGAATTTATACTCGTTTGTATCTGTGGTGATGGTTTGACCGTTGGATTCGGACTGCTCGTCCATCAGATGGATGGCGGAGTCGAAAACCTGCTGTACTGTTACCATAAAAGCCTCCTTTATTTGACATTGGATGAATAGCGGATCTGCTGATCGTAGCCGAGGACGGTTGCCCGGACGCCGGGCTTCGTGACCCGCAGGATCAGCTTGTAATAGACGAATTTTTTGACCTTGATCTGCACGCGCTTGATCTTCAGTGCCCGCCAGGTATCAAAGGAGAAGCTGGAGAAGTTCAGACGGGAGAAGTCCATCAGAAAATAGCCGATATTTTTCGTGATGTAATCACTTCGCTTATCGGTGCGGACGGTGATCTCCAGATCGGATTCTGCCTGAGGAAGCAGCGACACCCAAAGACGGCTACTGTACTTGCGCTTATAGTCGGCGCCGAAAGCCATGAAGCCGGACTCCCATACCGCTGTGACGGGGATCGGGTCACCGCTGCCTAAGGGGGTGTCGTAGCTACTGTTGGGGTCAAAGTGAAAGACGGTGGTGGGGTTGGCGAACAGCATCTCGCCGCCGCAGGCTGCCGCATGGCGGATATTCCGGAAAACCGCACCTTTATAGATGGTCCAGACATCCAGATCATAACGGTTGACCAGCACGGTTCCTGAATCGTCATTGAGGAACATGAAATAGGTATGGGAAACATTATCATCGCAGGTGACGACCTTCCGGGGGTCGGCAGCGGCGAGAGTGTGACTGACCTTTTCGGAGATCCGCTTGGCATAGCGCTCGTCCCGGTACTGAGAAGAGGTGTAACGCCACTCATAGAGGGATCCGGCGCTTAAGGTACGCAGGTAATTGTTGACCGTCTGCACCTGCGCGTCCATTTCGTTGCCGAATTCCCGGCTTGCGGTGCGCATGAAAAAGCCTGCGGTGACACTGCCGTCTGCCAGTGTGATCGGCTCGTAGGTGACCACAAAGGCACCGTCCGTCTGGAAGCCGATCAGGCTTGAATAATTTCTTGCCATGGCGGTGATGGGACTGGCGGAGGCATCCGCGGCAAGCTCGTTGCCCGCGGGGACATAAAGACCGCTGCCGTAGGTGGGAATACCGGTGTAATAACAGACATTGGTACCGTCGCCATAGAAGAACAGGCGGGTATCGGTATCGCCGTTATAAGCCTCGCAGTGCTTCATGTTGAAGAACTTCTCCCGGGCGGAAATCAGATCGGCGTCCGCGGTGCAGGTGCAGCGGAATTCCACATTGTTGACACCTTTGGCAGGTGCCGCGGTGAAGGTAAAGACATGGGTCGAAGCATTGTAGCTACCGGCGGCTGCTGCGTTATCTGCATAAGCTGCCGTGACCGAGGCCACATAGGAAGGCAGGGCATAGGCGGTAGCGGTGCCGTCGGCACTATACTGCATCCGGCAGGCAAGGCTCAAAAGGTTGACAGTTTCAAGAGCCGTACCGCCGCCGGAAGGGGCAGCACCGGTGATCACAGTGGGGGAATAGGGATCGCCGGAGGCGGAAAGGGCAGGCTCGCCGCCTTCGGAAGAAAAGGTGAGGATCACCGGCAGGGGGGAAGCGGCCTGTCTGGCGACGATATAGATGCGGTCGCCGAATGGGAACACCTTTACCGGATGGGCGGCGGAGATATTGGCGGCTGTAACCGCTTTTTCAGAAGATGTGCCATCTGCAGCGGTGTAGGTCACTGTGGCGGAAAGGGTGGTGCCGCTGATGGAAACGGTCATAAACCACGGCTTTCCGTGGATGTTTCCGGCGGTAAGGCTGACGATCTCGCCGGTATCGATGCGGCGGACGGCAGCGACACCGTCACGGGATTTCAGATTAAAGTTATCGGTGATATAGAAGTTCTCGATCTTGGAAGCCTCGCCCAGCTTCAGCTCTGTGGAGCCGTCGGCGGATTCGTTGAGACCGAGGAACTTGTCCACGGTGAAAATTTTGGTATCGGCGCTCATGGGTTCGCCTCCTCATAATCGGTGATCGTGATCTCGGTGCGGGGGTTTTGCTTATCGTAAAGGACACGGGTACCGTCGTGGCTTTTGACGATGCCGCTGTTATCGTCGGCAAGGATATTGGCGGCCACCAGAAGATCATCGGCGGCAGCCTGCAGGTTTAAGGAATCGACCTTGCGGCGGGTGGCCATATAGAACCGGTAGCGGACATGCACCGGCGTATCGATGGGCTTGTCCGGCTTTGGCTGCAGGTGGGGGTATGCCTTGACGGTATACTCCGTATTGGCATGACCTTGCCGGATAAACTGCTTTTGATGCTTGCCGCAATAGGGGCAGCGACTGCCGGAGCCTGCGATCATCTGGCTGTTTTTCTTTGTACGGGGATCCAGAGGAATCGTATATGTTAGAAACAACTGTAGGCATCTCCTTTCGTGGGGGATACTTCCAGTTTATTAAAGTTTTCCGGGATTTATAGGGGTAGAACCATATTTTTTAGTGGGAAAACAGAGAAAAGGAACGGCTATTGCCGCTCCTTTTTACGGGCGTATTTCCGGTGGTTTCTGGCTGTCATGCGGCAGCTGTCGCAGCAGTAGCGCTTGGCACCGTAGGTGGTGGTGAATTCCTTGCCGCACCAGCTGCACTTCTTTTTCAGCACGGCGGGGGGCGGGCGGCGGGTGGTATACCTGCGCCAGCTGCGGCGGTAGGCAGGGAGCAATTCCTTTGCGGTGCATCCCTCCCCCGGGGGACAGGGGCGGCGGTGACCGGTGAGGAATATGTAATTACAGCACCGGTTATGCTCCCAGTCACCGAAGAAGAAACGGCAGCCGGTACAAGGATGCAGACGCGTCATAAGGGAAGCTCCTTAGAAGGGCAGCTGTGCGTCATCGCCGTCCAGCAGGGCAAAGTCGGAATCTGTGGGGGCGATGGGCATTTGATAGGAAGGGGCAGGGGTGGGGGCGGCGCTGCCGGAATTGCTTTCGGTGCTGCGCTTGCTTTCACCAAAGTAGACACTGTCGGCAACGATCTCGGCTGTGCGGCGCTTATTGCCGTCCTTATCCGACCAAGCGCGGATCTGCAGGCGCCCGGCGACTGCCACCATTGAGCCTTTTTTCATATATTTGGTGACGAATTCGGCTGTCTGGCGCCAGGCGACACAGTCGATAAAGTCCGTTTCCTTTTCACTGTCCCTGCCGGAGAAGTCCCTGTCTACGGCAACGGAAAAATTGGCAACGGAGATCCCAGAGCCGGTGGTGCGGTATTCCGGGTCCCGGACGAGCCTGCCCATGATAACGATGTGATTGAGCATTTTGACCTCCAAAAATGTAAAGTGTAGTTATAATAATTGCGGGGGGAATTGAAAGTTTTACTTGATTTTGCGCATTGTGAGAACGGCGCAGACAACAAAGCCAATCAGAAAACCGACCACAAGGCCAACGAACAGGCAGATCAGCTTATCTATCATGGTCTGCACCTCTCACATCCGTATACTCTGTCTTCCAGATAGCTGACAATCAACCGATATGCCTTGCGCTGTGTGTGGAAGTCACTTTCCGTCAGTTCCATATCAGCAAGATCCTTAAGCTGTGCCTTGAAAAGCACATTCTGCCTGTGAAGCTGAACGGCATTCTGGATCAGTCGGATAACCTGTGTGACCACCAATACAGTGGTAATGATTGCAAGGTATGTGTTCATACTTTTTCTCCTTCCATTTCTTCTGCAATGCTATCAATTCGTGATACCGTTACAATCTCACCATACAAGACAATATTGTGTGAGTGTTCTTTCAACCTCTCAGCAAACTCTTTCACACCGTCCTCATATCCTTTTGCATAGCCGTTCTTGTAGGCTTGCTCGATTGCTTCATAGGTTTTCATGGTTAGTCCTCCTTCGGTCTGTCCAACGGCAAATCAGCACACTTGCAATATCCGATGTACTGCTCCAATGGGACAAGGACGGTGTCATACTTCTTGTATTTCTTGCAAAAGTTGATGCACAGTTTCACAGGCTCGTCCAGCTTCATCCAATCGCAGTTGTTGTAGCCACTTTTCGCCCAATCTTCCAAAGAGTAAACTTCTGCATTATTGGGGTACTGGGTATAGCCACCAAAGGAACGCTTTTCATCATCCTTTGTCCTATGCCCCCATAACCACATTGGCATACCGAATTTCCACCGATATTCTGTGTGTTTAATGCTGACGGCCACAAGGTTTCTTTCACTTGGTGTTCCGTCAATGATTTCATCAATATCAGCAAATAACATACTCATTCTCCTTCCGCTGTCGGTGCCTCAAACATTTTCTTGTATGCCATCATAAGCGATTCATCATCTGTTTTGAAAAACCTACAAACATGCCAGTATGTGTATCCATTTTTTACGATTTGCACAACATCTTCGCAAGGAAACACCTTCAAATCAAACCTTGCATTTTCCATCGCATCCCAAATCTTGCAACCGCCTTTTTCTGGATATTCTGCAAATCCTTCTTCGCTGACTATGCCGTATTTGCATCTATGGCAGAAATTGTCACAGAAAACTTCATATTCTGTGCCATTAGAAAATGGCTTTGATGGTTTAATCTCCATACTAAGCGTCATACTCATTCTCCTTTCGGTGGCTCTGGCAGTGGCATCCAGTGGGTGACATTCGCCCAATGTCCACCTGCGCCACGCCAGTACGGCTCAAAATTGCCCCACGCATACCCTTTGCAGAACATCGCCTTGTTAATGCTTTTATGTTCTCTGTTTGGTGTGGTATAAACCAAATACCAGCCTTCTTCTTCCGGCAACCTCTCCGCCACAGGAATCCACTTCTGCACTGTTACACCTTTGCCAACCCAGTTGTAAATATCCTCTGCCAGTGTTTCATTGTTAGTGTTTCTTGCATAGGCTCTCAACGCTTCAACAGCGGCGGTATCTTTATCCGGACGAAGCACAAAGCAGTTTGAAACCTGTTCTCCGGTGTCTGCCTTAAAAACAAGGTATTTTCCCTTTAACCCAGCATAGTTAACAACGGGGTGTAAATATTCCGTTAATAGCTTCCCAACCGTTACTCCGTTGGCAATAAGGTGGTCGGCAATTCTGCTCGTTGACACAAGCACCTCTCCATCACAATGCACTTCATTCGGAGATACTACAGTTTCAAGCAACTCAATCAGCTTTTCTCTTGTGTTAGGCATTGTCAGTCACCCCCACGGAACGGCTTATCAGCATATTCCGTTTTTAAGTCAAATACACATTGGCACAGCTTCTCAGCAACTTCTTCCGCATAATCACATCCAGTCAGATGCCGTACATACTGACAACCACAGATAATGCAAGTCAGCTTCCGTATCAGATCCCACACTTGCCAATAAATAATGTTGCCGAAAATCTTGTGCATAGGCTTGTCCCAGTTCGATCTTTCGCTAGGATCGTGAATCCACTTTTTACGAACTTTCTGCAAAACAGATTGCGTATCTTCTCTGGAAAGACAGCCTTTGTATTTTTGGTCAATCCGCTTTTCCAGTTCTTCAAGGATTTCAGTCTTTTCTTGTTCGGTCATTCTCCCTCTCTCCTTTCTCCGTTGTTCCGCAATGCGGACACTTTTTTCCTACGAACATCTCATGGCAGTTCGGACAAAACTTCCAAGGTTCAAGATCAGCCATTGTCGGTTCTCCTTTCTCCGTATGAACAGAAATCGTCAGCATTCATGGGTATCATTACTTCATCCCTTGTGCATATAAAATCGCAAAGGGTAGCTTCTTTTGCTTTTTTGCAATTCTTACACCGCACCACTTCCACGGCATCCACGGTGGGGGCGTTGTGTAGGATGTTTACGCACTTTTCCACTCCATCTTCTGCATCTTCCCAAAAATGAATGTCTACTGCGTTCATTGCTTTAATCGCAGCATTGGCATCAATTAGCCGCTTTTCATTTGCCATCTTCTTTTTCCTCCTTCAGCACATGAAGGTCAAGCAAGAGATCAATCAGCACATCATCATTCAGTTCGATAGCTCTCTCTGCAATCTGCCGCAGGTAGGATGAAAGCAGATCCATGCCGACTGCAATGCCGAATCCGTTCTCTCTGGCGATTTTGGAGCGGCTATTGGAAATAACTTCTTCGACATGCCGAAACCAGTTGTTAATATCCATCTTCATGCGCATAGTTTTATTTGCCATCTTTACACCTCCAGTTTCAGTTGACCGGCTATTTCCCGGCGCTGGGCTTCCAGCTCCTGGATCCTTTTCTGTTGTGCCTCGATGGTATCAGCAGCCATACGGCAGACTGTGCGGCGGTACTGGGTGCCTGTTTGCGCCAGATTCCTCAGGCCGGTAATTATTTCACTGTTTTGCATACAATTCCCCTTTCTCGCTGATGTGGGCGGTGATGACAGCGGTGATCTCCACCACTGCCACCAGATTATCTCCGTCCCACACATAGAGCATGTTTTCTTCCTTTTCCATGCGGTCCGCTGCGACATTGATGTAGCTGTTGTCATTCAGAACGATATTGCACCGCTTCATACTGCCTCCTGCTCCAGAAGGTCAAACAGGCTAGGCTGCTCAATGTCCGTTTCCTCACCACGAAGGTAAGCCACGCCATCGGCATAATAGCCGGCATTCAGCTCGCAGCCCCAACCGTATCTTCCCATCCGAACCGCCATCATGGGAACCGTTGCCAGACCGCCGAAGGGGTCAAATACTATATCGTCCTTGTTGGAGTACCGGTTGATTACGCGCTCCACGATATCCAATTGCAGAGGGCAGACGTGCAGCTGTTTTCTGCGCTGGCTCTGAGTGGTGTTCAGGGTCTTCATGCGGCTGATATCGTCCCACACATCCGGATGGATGGAAGCAGGCGGTACCGTCATAAATTCTTTGGAGATTGCATCCTTCTGCTCCATGGCATAGGACAGCGCCACATGCTTATCGTAGTCGTAGATATGGGCCTTGCTGAAATCACGGAACCGGCGCATCCGGTCGCTCATTTTCAGCCGTGCCAGCTCCTCCGGCCGCAGATTCCGGTCACCGGAAGAGCGCCAGAATGCATGTGCATCCAACTGCCACTGGCTGAGGGGATACTCCTCTTTCGCCTTCTCCACCGGCTGATCCGCATAAGCATTGGAGCAGTCTGTTGGGAGCTTCCGGAACAGCAGCACATATTCGGGACAGCCAACGCCCATCTTGGTACCGTCCTTGCACTGCTCCGTCCATCCCAGTCGGTAGGTCTGGTTATTCTCCCGGACCACATCGGTGGTCACCGTGATCATGCCGAAGTAGATAAATCCGTGTTTCATGTAGTGCTGAATGCACTGGGCGTGGAACGGCTCCATGGACGGCATACCGTAGCCGGTCACATTTCCGAAGAGTACACGATCCTTGACATGGATGGCTGCCACACGGCCGGGCTGAAGGATCCTCAGCAGTTCTGGGGTTAGGTAATCCATCTGCTGGAAGAACTTTGCGGTACTCTCGTTGTGTCCGAAATCGTTATAGCTTGGGGTATATTCGTAGTGATTACTGAACGGGATGGAGGTATGGATCAGACCGACGGAATTATCCGCCATACGTTTGACCTCTTCCACGCAGTCATTGTTTACATAGGTCCAGTTCTGACCTTTCTGTTCCACTCTTTCCACTCCTATCGATCTGGCCATCCGTTCCGCCTGGCGCTCACCCAGAAGGCCGTACTGCAGTACGATCTCCCGCATTTTCTTCTGCAGTTTGTTGTGGTTGTCCCACTTCTCCAGAAGCACACGCCATATCTGTTCCTCTGCTTCGGTGAAGATCACATCGATAATGACCTGCTCACTTTGCAGGAAACGGTAGATGCGGTGGATAGCCTGAATAAAATCATTGAATTCATAGTCGATGCCTACAAAGATCGCCCGGTGGCAGTGGCGCTGGAAGTTACAGCCGGATCCCGACAGGCTCTTTTTTGTGGCAAACAGCCGGGTTTTACCTTCGGAGAAATCGATCACCCGCCGTTCCCGTTCGTCATAGTCCATACTGCCGTAGATGTCCACGGTACCGGAGATCTCTTTCAAGATAGCCTTGCGCTCAACCTCCAGATCGTGCCACAGCAGGAAGTGCGCTTCTGGGTCACTGTCGACGATCTCTTTCGCCTTTGTCACTCTGGCCATGACGGATTCGTTCTTCTCTTTAGCGGCATCCTGCAGACTGACCGCGGTATCACGCATCATCTTGACCTGCCCATCAGGATCCACTACATCGCCAATACGGGTATTGATCTTGTGGATTCTCACATCCAGCGGCGGCAGGTCATAGCCGGTAGCATCATATCCCAGATCAGCAGGGCTGCTGAGAAACAGCGCCCAACTGCTGACCCACAGCCAGAATTCTTCCTCTTTGTGGGGATACAGTGTCAGATTATTCGCCTTGGTGCTGTCCCGCTGGAAGAATCGTGTCAATGCCTGCCCGGTGTCCATGACCTCCAGGTACCCGGCATAGTGGATCAGTTCCTTGTATCGGTTGGGGGAAGGTGTCGCAGTGGCCACCAGCTTATACTTAACACCCTTAAAAAGGTGCATAAACTCCTGAAAGGTCTTGGATCCGTAGGAACGGAGTACTGACGCTTCGTCCAGTGCGGCACCGGCGAAGTAGTGAGGGTCGATATCGCCATCCCGGACACGCTCATAGTTGGTCATATAGATCTTCGCCGGGGTAGCTTTGACCTCTGCCATGGTGCGTACATACACCGGAGCATCTATGCCAAGCAGTTGCTCAGCATCTCTGGTAAACTCCTGCCGGACACCCAATGGCAACACGATGATCACCGGCGCCTGCTCATGCTCCTGCACCAGTCTGCACCATTCCAGCTCCTGTACAGTCTTACCCAGACCGAAGGATTCGAACAGCGCTCTCCGGCCACCCTTGACCGCCCACATGACAGCATCTCTCTGGTGTGGTTTCAATGCCGGGTTGATATCCTCAGGGCAGACTTCAAAGCCGCTCACCGGTGCCACTTCCACTTTGGTATGTAAAAATTCGTTGTAGTTCATCCCGCTACCTCACACCTGCGGAATCAGGACATTGGTGCCGCAATGTTCGTTCATGTACTCGATAGCTTCTTTATAACCAGCACCACCGTCAGCTTTGGGCTTGAACGCAAACCGCACCTTTGCTGGCTCAGTTTCTTGCAGTCTGACAAACCGCTCGGTATCGTACTGACAGCCGAAGCCACACAGGGCGCAGCCAGTTCTATTACTTTTGGTGCAACGGTAATGGCCACCCTCGCAAACGATTGCCCCATAATCTTGACAAATCGGGGTAGCCCGGTACTGCAAGCTGAATAGGATACCGTCCGTGGTCATGGCACCGAAAGGCTTGGACTTATATTCGCCGCTTGGGAGCCGAATGTTGCATCCTGATTTCAGGTACTCAGCTTCACGGCTCTTACTTTCCGATGCCTGTTCACCAGTCATCATATTTGGGAAATCGAGTGACTGTAGTGCTGCTTCCTTGATCTTCACGCAACATTGCTCGCTTAAATCGATGTCACAGGCAACCATCGGTAACCACCGCTTGGAAATGGTGAACGCCTTCCCAAATTGGTCATTGTAGGACCTATATCCAGTCAAGCTCAGGACGCCAGTTTTTGAAAACCCAATATCAAACAGTTCCTTAACGCTAGATCTGTCGGCTTTGGCCAAACGGACAACTGTTTCATAATCGCAGCCGGTCGCAATCATGTCCCGTTTGACCGTTCTGATGGCCTTGCTTTGCATCTTGCTTATAAGCGGTATGCCGTTTTCCCGGATGAAGTTCACCCAAACGATTCCGTTGGGTGGCCTGACCTCTGAAAAATCGATGCTGACACCGTGTTTCTGTTCCATGAAGGGAATGAAAGCAGCTATAAACTTCAACATGGCCGTTGTTTCATTCGTGGTATTGGCAAAGCACACCTTGACCGGCATGGCTGCATATTGGGTGGTGTTCCACGCTTCACAGAACATATCCAGCAGGAGGGAACTATCTTTGCCGCCAGAAAAGCACACCGCAATATTGCCCTGGGTATCCCGGATGGCCTCCAAGATTTTGGCGAACGCGATGTTGTACTGTCGATCTAGCGGTCGTTTCCACATTTCAATCAGCTGTGCTTTTGAAAATGTATTCTGCATTTTATCTCCTCCTGTCGTGCTTAATCCCGGGGTAGTTAAGTAATGCGTTCATCCCATTACCTCCACTTCTGCTATCGCCCGGAAGATGGGGTAGAACTGCTGTGGCACGACGGCGTTTCCGAGGCACTTAAGTCTGTCCACCCTATCGGGAACCCCATGAGCCACTCGACCCACGCTGGGTTCAACTGGCCACCAACTACCGAATTCAGTTCCGTTTTCTGACTGAACCGTTTGGAGCCCGGGTTCAGATCCGGAGATTTGAAATCCCGGGTTGTTGGTGTTGGAAACAAAGCGACCACTGCTGCTAAATCCCCATGTTTTACTCCAGACGGACTGTTGCCGTTGCTCCCACCCACTCTGGGCGTCGGCCATAGCCGCACTGCTCCCGGTAACCCGTTCCTCGGGTCTCCCGATATTGCTCCGCGCTTCTCCGCGTCGTTGGCTCTCGGTGTCGGCCAAAGGCGCACCGCCGTGGAAAGGCTGATCTGCGTTCCCTTCTTTCCCTCTCTGCGGATTTGCAAGCCCTGTCTGGCTTCCGATGCACATACTGTGGGCCAGAATGGCGCAACGGTCTCGCCGGTGCGGGGCATCGACGGCACAAGCCGGAATAATAACCGCTTCGCAGGCGTAGCCGATGCTTTCCAAGTCAGATAACACCGTGTCGAGCGCCAGTGTGACGATCCCAGCAACATTCTCACCAACGACCCAACGGGGTCGGATCTCCTGTATAACTCTAAGCATTTCCGGCCAGAGGTAACGGTCATCTTCCTTGCCTCTTCGCTTCCCGGCTGTACTGAATGGCTGGCAAGGAAATCCTCCTGATAATACTGTGACTGTTTCCTGTCCTGTTTGTTCATAAAAACTCTCCTTTGTAAGGGTGCGGATGTCACGCCACCGGGGAAGTCCCGGCCAATGCTTCTCCAACACGGTCCGGGGGTAATCTGCCCATTCGCACTGCCCAACGGTGCGGAAGCCCGCCCATTCGGCAGCAAGATCCAGACCGCCTATTCCTGAGAACAGGGACAGATGGGTTAATTCAGGATCCCTCAGCCGTTCCATATCTTTCTGGGTCATAACCCTACCTTCTTTCTTGCGATTGACATGCGTGCGTCGTACCAGTGGAGATACACAAGGCAGGGTTGGTCACAGGTCGCCTCCAACTGACAGCCGGAGCAAGGATTCGAGCGAAGATAGCGCCGTACATCGTCCGGATGGTCGTAGGCGAATCCATTCGGCTTTCTAAACTGCAGTACCGGACGCAGGATCTGTTTGGCAAAGGCATTGATCTGCTTCTGACGGTAGCGGTAGCGGATACGCCATTTTTCGCATCCGTCGCCGCCATCGCATGGATTCTGGCAGGTGTCGCAGGGACTGGGATAGCTCATTGCGGCACCTCCTCTTCCGGCGCTGCAAGCATACGGCGGATCGCTTCCCGTTCATCGTCGTCCAGTTTTCTGGATGTGTCCGCGGGACAGCCTTTTTTGGATGCCGGTGCCGGCGCAGGGGTGGTTTTCCAATAGCCTTTGGTTAAGAAATTTGCGGCGGAGGGAACAAAGGCACCGCCGTTATCCAGCCAGCGGCTGGATTTTTTCCATGCTTCCAGAGAGGAAAGGATCTTAGCAGCAGTTTCCTTTGAGGGAGCAAGGGCTTTCCACGCGGCATAGGTCGATTCCCGGCTGATCTTGCCGGGGCCGTCCGGATAGGAGCTCCAGAACAGAGAAAAAGATTGGCCATCAAATCCGGAAGAGGCATTTTGTGAAGCCGGGATATTCCCGCCGTTGGAAGGCTGTACTTCCGGTTTGCTTCTTTTATTATTCTCTTTCTCTACCTCTATCTCATTCTCATTCTCTTTCTCTTTCTCTTTCTCGCTTGCGCTTTGCTTGTCGTTTGCTTCCGGTTTGCTTTCCGTTTGCTTTCCGTTTGCTTTATCACTCTTGCCTCCCCGCTTCCCGCTTTCTGATTTCTTCCGAGAAGCATCCAGTGTGGGCTTCACAAGCAAAAAGACAGCACGGCAGACACTGGAAAGAGAATCCGGCTCCTCACCGAATAGGGCATATCGGATGATAGATTTAAGAATGGGGAGCTGCTGCTTGGCAGGCAGCTCCTCGATGGCATCCCAATAGGATTTATAAAAGGTAAATTGCGTGCGGTTATCCGTCACTGGGGATCACCTGCTTTGGGGTCGTCCAGAGTGACAACGGTGCGGGCGTTTCCTTCATCATAGCCACGGGTGTCCTGCACCTCTTCATAGGTGGGGATACCCAACAGGATATCCGGACAGTGGACACGGGCAAAGAATGCTGCTGCCCGGTACTGCATCATCTGCACCGGCATGGTCTGCCACTTGGAGCCGGGCTTATTCAGCCAGCCTTCCTTCTGTGCCATCTGCAAAGTGACGGTATCGGAGACGCAGGCAGCGCCGTTGGAGCGGCGGATCGCCCGGGCATAGCAGCCGTGGGAGGGGGTGCCGGGTTCACCGACGAAGATGAATTCCAAGGGGGTAAAGCGGCCGGAGCCGTTGACGGCGGCGGCGCAGAAGGAACCGGACCAGCTGGGTTTTCCTTTTACAACATAAAGGTTCTGCATGACCATTAAGGGGGAAAGGCCAAGCCGGTTGGCAAGGTCAATGGCCACAAGGCAGTTTTCCGGGGAATTGCGGTATGTATCCGGAACGAGGGCGGAGCTGCAAAGCATCTTTGCTGTCCGGAAGGAATAGTTCATCAGTTTCACATCGTTCCACATGGTGACGGCGGTGGGGACTGCAACGGAAAGGGCCAAAGGCTCTTGATTTTGGGGTTCTTCTGCGGCAGCTTCGGGTGCGGGTTGCTGGATTTCGGTTTCGTTTTTCAGTTCTTCAGACATGATTTGCTCCTTTCTTCCTGCGCTTTGGCAGGGCATTATGGATGGTAATGAGGGCGAGCGCCAGAGGCTCGTCCTCCGGAATGGGGATCAGACGGTAGGTGCCGTCCCGCCGCAGGTGCAGGATCAGCATTTTTTCCACCTTCAGCCTCCGGGCGATCAGCATGAGCCGGTAAAGATTCAGCTGGCCGCGGCACAGAGGCTTATAGGCGGAATAGGTGGTTTTGATATCCAGAAGGGTATGTTTGCCGTCCAGCAGACCGAAGCGGTCCGGAGTGCCAGCAAACAGGTGCTCCGGGTGATACATAGGCTGCTCCGTAAGCTGCCATGACGCGCTGTGTTCCCGCAGGAAATCCCGGTAGGCCATGACATAGGGAAGATGCTCTTCGGCGGTTTCTGCTCTGCCGGAGGCATCCAACGCGACTGTGGCGGCATGGACGGCTGTACCCCGTTCAGCAGCCGCTTCCAGCTGCCATTTGGGGACATTTTCATAGACGGCTCTGTGCAGCGGGTCGCACAGATCGGACACGCAGGGAAGCACTTGGCCGTCAAGGGTATAGATGTGTTCGGCTTCCCGGAATAAAAGGTCAGGCATGGCTTTAGGAAACCGAAATGCCGTTAGCCAGAAGGAATCTGGCTGTTTCGGCGGAAGTTAGTTTCCGCTTTCTGGCGATCTCCAGCAGGCCTGTCAGCTTTCCGTAACCTTTCGGCGCTCCAATACAGGTGTAGGGTCCGCGGCAATAACCGCTCAAAAACTTTTTCATGGTCATTCCTCCAGATCGTCGGTGTCATGGGTATGGCGGTCAACGCAGCGCTCACAGACGACGCCGTCCAGCCCGAAAGGGGACAGGTCTAAGTAGGTTTCGGACAGAATGGGTTCCTCGCAGCACACGCAACGGGGGCGGCGCATGACCTTAGCGGTATAGGCAAGGTCCCGGGCGGCGAACTGCCGGTCAGCTTCGTAGCAGTCAGGGAGATTCATGGGGTTTCTCCTTTTTCCAGTAGGAGAGGAAGATCTCCTCCGCTTCGTAGGTTTCCGCAAGGCTACGGACAAGCTCGTGGATATGGACATCGTTACCGATGAAAGCGCGCTGTATGACGGTTCCGGTGTTTCCTTCGTCGAACACAACAATACAGCCTACATCGGCCATATTGGACGGGGCTTCTACGACAAAGACATCGCCGGAGTCGTTTTCCACCAACAGAATAGCGGTACAGGCAAAGGGCATTGACAATTCCTCCTTGGTTTGCTATATTGGATGTGGATTATTTTGGTCTGCCACTGTCAGAGGTTCCAGCTCTGGCGGTGGCTTTTTCTCGTTTTCCGTCGCGGTAAAGGTGCAGTCCGCTGCGCTCCATATCCCGGAGTATCTCTTTGGAATAGCCAAGGTTCGGGACGGTGGAGCGGCAGAGGGTGACGCCTGCGCGGCGGATCTCATACAGGGATTCCATAGGCTTTGGCAAGGTTTTGAATGACACCGCCGTTATAGGCATGTTTTGTCAATTCGACGAAAGCGGCAACAGTAGTGCTTCCGTCCAGCGTCAATCCCCGGTCTTTGACAAAGGCATTACGGCCGGCAAGGCAGGAGCCGGTGAGCTTATGGTGCCAGTCAAACAGGTCCTGATTGGGATAGGCTGCGTTGGGGTCGGGGTGGGCCTTTATGAATTCTGCGATCCGCTGTTCCTCAGGCATATCCTCGAAGAGCTTGTCCGTAAGGGCGGTCATGGCATTCCGCAGGGTATCGCCGTGGGCGAACTGGTTGTTTCCCTTAACTATGTAGCAGGGCGTGAGTGTCAGATCTGACTGCGGGATGAAGCCCCGGGCCACATTGCCGTGGACAGATTTGATGATGGTGTTAACATCATCGATTCTGTATACAGGATCTCCGTTAATTGCCGAAATGCCGTCGCCGTAGCCGTAGCCGGAGCCGTCGCCGTAGCCGTAGCCGGAGCCGTCGCCGGAGCCGTAGCCGGAGCCGTCGCCGGAGCCGTAGCCGGAGCCGGGGTTAAGAAACTCACGAATCTTTTCTACGCTCTCCATTCTTTCACCCCGCGAATAGATGCCTCCGCCTTGTCGGAGCAGGGAATAATCTCAATGGATTCGAGCAGAACGATCTCCGGCACGGTTACGGTGAACTTGCAGTTCTTCGGCTTTCTTACTCCTTCTACGGCCACCTGTGACAGGCTGGCCGCGCCGTCCCAATACCACAAGCGGCGAACATCGGTCATAACAACCTCGCGTCCCTCGCGGCTCTTGATGTGCCCCGCGAACACTCCGGCGCGGTCACAGCGGACGATGAAATACTGCTCCTTTTTGTTTTCCATTTTTCTTTCTTCCTCTCGTTTCCTATTCTTTTTTCGCAAACAAGTTTATTCGGTTATCTACCACAAGCGCATACAGTGCGTTCGAAAGACGCTCAACAACATCTTCTTCAAACCCGAAACCATATATGTCATCCACCCCATGCAGGATTTCGTGAATCAGTGTACACTCGTCCTGCTCCATCGAATTCTGCGCGCGCAACGTAATTACCTGAGTGTTATAGTCGATCTGTCCGTAAAGCTCATCCCCGCTGTTCAAAGCCGACTCTGCTTTCTTTATGTCGTAGACCTTCCAGCCGATTTTTATTTTATCGATCATTCCTCCACAACCTCCCACGTTGCATCCATGGCGGCCTTTGCGGCGTCCTCCGCCGCTTGGTACCGAGCTGTTCTGATATATGTATGCCGCCCGAACACTTCCGAAAGGTCTTCCTCCAGTTCCTCCGTCATCGTCGCATAGCAATCGGCGCAGATAACGTCGTGCCAGTTTTTTGAGTGGTAGTGCGGGCCGCTGTCAGCGTCCCCACAGCAGCTACAGCGAATTTTGCTCAGCATGCTTCTTTCCTCCTTTCGATGCCTGCTTTATTCGCCGGTGATAGTGCGCCAGATATCCGGCGGCGGAAGCTTTTGCAATGCCCAATGCCGATGCAACATCATCCGTGCTGGCCCCTGAAGCGAACATGCTGACGGCTTTTTCGCGAATCTCTCCGTATCGTTTTAACATCCGGTGTCCGCAAGGGCCAAAGCAGTTTGTGCAATCTTCTTTATCGCACGAAAGGCATTTTCCCCGCTGTTCCGGCTTGTCCGTCGTGTAGAAAGATCTGTCGGAACCGGCTGTTGCAGATGGTACTGCAGGGACAATTTCCTCCGGCTCCCCATGAACCGGTTTTGCGTTCCGACGAGGAACAAAAAATCGGCATGTCTTCTGATCATAAAGGCTCCAGCCGTTTTGGATTGCCACCAGCCATTTCGTCCTCCCGGCAAGGAGAGCGTAATTGCACGTAGGGTCTGTCTCATGGTGAAGCTTCTGCTTGTACAGGCATTTCTCGCATTGATTCTTCCTGATCCAGTTTTTATATCCTTCCCGGATCGCTTCTCGGACGGAAATCATCCCCGCTCTTCCTCCCACGACTCGACGATCTCCCACATACGGACAATGTCCTCGTTGACCTGGTCAATGCGGCGGTTTGCCAGGGCAGAAAGCGCAAAGATTATAATCAGAGAAAAGACAACCAAGAGATAGAACACGTTCAAGATAGACTCGCTGCGCTCCTGCTCTCGGCGCTTCTGCCAATTCTCCTGTCTGTTCGGTTTATTCGGGTTCATGCTTGCACCTTCTTCCGTCTTTGTTTGCTCTGCCACCGGCAGATGTCCATTGCAACAGTATCCTTGTTCGCCCGCCCGTGGTGCAGCGTGAAATACTCATATACGGACGAATTAGACTTAAACCCTGACACCATCTTAATGTCAGAGACATCAAGAAGGAGTTTTTCCGGGAACATCCGGTCAAGCTGGTTCATGATCTCGTTATATCCTCTGGGGACTGACATTTTCTTCCTTCCTTACTTCAAATAAACTAGAGCTCCGGCGGCGGCGGGAGCGGCACAGACTTCCATGTTATGCCGTTAATGGCGTTCTGCATGGTCTTTTTGGCTACACCATAGCGTTTTGCCAGCGTTTCAAACGCCGTTCCCTTTTCGGCCCGCTCCGTCCTCGCCTGCAAAACTGCCTCTTCTGAAAGTTTCGCAAACACATTGTCGGAGCCGCATGGGGGTCTGTTCCGCCCCTTCCGTTCTCTGTCATCCATGTTGTCCTGCTTACTCCCGGCAAATAAATGATCGGGGTTAATGCAGCATGGGTTATCGCATTTGTGGCAAATTTCCATGCCCTCTGGAATTTCGCCGCAAAATAGCTCGTATGACAGACGATGCGCCGAAACACTTTTTCTTGTTCCGTCTGTTCTGCTTCCAACTATCAATCTCCCGTATCCATTACGCTTGGTCTTTTGCCATTCCCAACAGCCGGTTTGCTGATTGACCTTTACTCCCCTTTTAAGGCGCTGCTCAATGCTCATGGTCGGCAACCCTTTCTTCCTTGCGGAATAGTCAGGCCTCTCCTCCACGCTGATCCAGTCCATAGTCCTCAGTCCTCCCGATAGTTCTCGTCTTCTTCGTTAGACAAAATGCGGCGGATTGCTTTCTGCTGTTTCTTCGTAAGGGTGTTAAAATCCAGTTCAAAGTCATCGCACCCTTTGCGCGGATAAGGTCTGCCATCATCGCAGTCCCAAGAGAACCGATAGCAGCAGTGGTCGCACAAAGCCATAGTCCTCACTCTCCTTTCTGGCGGGATAGTTGTCAACGATACCCAGCACCCTCAAACTCGCGGTAAATGTACTCCACCACTTTCCCGCATTTCTTGCACCGCTTATAGAGCTGTTCACCGCTGATGCAGTAAAACATACTGTTCTGTCGGCAAACTTCCCAGTCGTGCTTGCAAAACAGTTGTTTAATTTTATGAAACATAGTCGTTATACCTCCTGTTGGCGGGATAGTTGGGCGCGGGCGTTCCAAGCGTCCAAATCATCCTGTGCCTTGTTTACATGGTCAGGACACGCTTTGCATTCTGGAAGAAGCTCGTCTGTTTTCCTGTCAATCCACCCGTGACAGTAAATCCGATCCTTCATCCCATCGTTCCATTCATGGCTGGCTTGACCTCTGCGTCCTAAAGCACACTTAACAGTTGCCACTACTCATCCTCCTCCACAAGCTCCCCATCCACAAGCTTGTACCACACGTTCTCCTTGACGGTTTCGCCGTCCACGACGAAGGCCTTCCACTCTTTAATGTCATAGTCGTGTTGGTTTTCCACGCAGATGACTAGGATCGCGCCCTTTCCACCGCGGGCCTTTATGCCGTTGCCTCGAACCAGACCGCAGCCGTTCACACCAACCGATACAGCGCCTCGTGACGTGGCGGCTCCATACTCTCCAGCGGTGGCGGCTCCATGCTCTCCAGCGGTGGCGGCTCCAGACTCTCCAGCGGTGGCGGCTCCATGCTCTCCAGCGGTGGCGGCTCCACGGTATCCAGCGGTGGCGGCCC